CAGCAGTTGCTGGAATGGTAACTGTGCAGTATGTTTTTGCGTAAGTTGTGCCTGTAACAGCATTAGATGATTTTGTTGAAACTGTTGCGCCGTTTTTGTCTTGAAGTACTATATAAAAATATAAACTTCTATTACTTCCAGCTCCATTTTTAACATAACCAGATATCTCATAAATTTCGCCTTCACTTACTTTAATATGTTGATAAATGACTTTGTTTCCACTGCCCTCACCAGGATATTGATATTTAGCAACCCAATTTCCTACATAAGCATTTGTGGCATCTTCTATAATTGACCATCCTTCTTCTTTTTCCCAATATGAATCTCCTAATTCAAAATTCGGATTATCAAGCAGGTTAGACAAGTTATTTGATGCAAGACTTTGATTGCTCGCTTCGCCTAAATTTGCAAGTTTTATATCTGAAACAATAATTTGACTTGCCGTTATCGTATCCGCCTGTATTAACCCTCCGTGTATAATCTTTCTACCAAAGGCCGGATAAGCCGTCCCTTCATCGTTATATGCCATAAGCCACTTATCCGAACCAATCGCATTAGCAAGCGTGTCTGTTCCGTGAAAAGTGTTATTGCTGTCGTTCTTATCCCAATAGATATATTTGTTTGTGCTGCTGTCGGCAGTTATTTCATACGTAACTCCTTTATAAGTTAGTAATATAGGATTTTCGTCATCATCTTTGGCCCAACTAATCGTATCACTTTCGTTACCACTCCACGCCAGATTCTGCGTTATAGGAACATCCATTGTCGGCAGTCCCTGTATGTATTTAGGATATTCTCTGCGTATCTGGTCAAAAGTCGGTGGCTTGGTGGCGACATCATCGCTTGTAGGTGCGTCATAGTCAGATATTGGTATTGTTGGATCGTCACTGTCATAGGTATATATCTCTTCATTGTACTCAATAGCAGTAATTTTTATCCTTTGCTCCTTGCTCCTGCTTAAACCAATAACTCTATATTTTCTCGCCGTGTCATCTGATGTTCCGTAGCAGTAGATGTTACCCGCACTTGGATTAGTTGTCCACGTATCCGTTATTGTAATAGTAGTGCCATCGACGCTACTAACCGTGTGCTCTTCTATCTGCTCTTTTTCGGCGCTCGGGTTATAAACTCTTACTAAAATCTTGTCTGTCCCCCCGCTTGCTGTAACTTCCTTATCGACTACGACAGTATTATTTGTAGATGATACAACTCTGCCCCCCTCCTTCCAATCTGGCACATCGTGCTGGACGTATATAACGTCCCCTATTGTGCAGGCAATAGCATCAATATCGGCTTCAAATTCAATTATGGATTTCAGTAATATATTTTGCGCCAGCCGAAACATAGCTGCCCGCCATGCCTCAGATTGCTTCGTAATACCAAAAAGCTCAAGTGTAACCTTGTTCTCAAAACTGCCCGCAGAACTATTATATACTGTAAACGGAACCCTCTCGTAATCCTGCAATTCATCTCGATAATGTACTTCAACCTCGCTTGCTCTTTCCTCTTGTGCCAGAAATGTTCGCTTAAAGCTATCCTTAATGATATTCCCCACGCTAAACATTTGCGTTACGGTTGTCGACTTGTCGATAACGACAGAATATTCCGTCCCATTTTGTATAATTATACATCTTGCAATCTCGCATACCTTTAACGCTGCCTCCCACATTGTAGTAGCTGTATCAAAACCGCCGTTAAAAGTGATTCTCTTTTCCGTCCCCCCATTCCCATCGGGCACAAGCTCATCGCAAAAATCAGCTAAAGCTACAAAACTCTCTAAATCCAACCTATTGGGATTTATACCTTCGTATCTCTCAACCGCATAAGCCGTCCCCCCACCATCACCGCTTATAACCGGCTGGGTTAAAATATCATACAATACCCACGCTGGATTGTTGCTGTATTCGATACTCCAAGTTTCCGTCTCATCGTCATAAACCCTAACAACCGCCCCTTCCTGAATTACATCGACTTCAAGCGAACCGGATAACTGGTCTGTAGCCAACGCCTGTATTGCCAAAAGCGAACGCCCTGGATACTTAAAGCCATCCTCCAAAATCTCTCGAACAGAACCAAGCAGCAATCTATCGCCATAACGAGCACTTGTCTCGTCTGATGTATCTTTGCTCACCCTAATATCGTATTTCGTCCCCCTATTTATTGTAACTGGTGAGCCACCTGTATAATTTTCGCTTGCTGTATAGCTTTTCCTTATCGAACTGGTAACATCGTCAGTAATCGTATCATCCACCAGCGTTGACCAATCGTCTGCATCGTGTTCAGACACTTCAATTTTAATATCAATATTATGATTGCTTAACCCCCCCTGATTATTAGCATAGTAAATCCCCCTATCAAAACATAGCTCAACCTCCAAGTCATCAAAATCGTTATCAGGAGTTGTATATACTTCTGAACCGCCACTATTAGTAACTACTCTAAAAGGTCGATATTCTGGCTTTGTCTCTGAAAATAAGCTGACTACCGTCTGCTCTAATGTCCCCCTTTTTTCCTCAATACTTACATCATTATAGTTAGTATATTTCTGTCCATTTATAGTTATATCGTAATTGCTGCCATCCGATTTAGTAATGCCCTTGACCGGCCCCGCCCCCAAAGCAACCAACATATAAAGTAACTGTTTAGTGTCATCGCTATCGTCCGGCTCTGTATAAACGCTGATAACATTGCCATATAGCTTGTTCTTGCCATAAAATTTAGGCACCACTATTCCTTGACGATTTACAGTATGCGGCTGCCATCTATATATTTGTGAAGCTTCTGCATCAAAATCCAGTTTCGGTGTTTGCGGTCCCGGCATTAGTGAGTTTATAAGTATCCCCCCTGCTGCCACAATGGCTGCCCCCATCATCCAAGATACAAGTCCTGCCTCTGCCGCAAAAAAGTTAGCCCCAAGCATAGCGCCTGGTCCAACCGCCCACACAAGCGCAATCATCAATACTGCACCTAAAATATCCTTATCCCCACCTCCACCACCGGAAACAACTGGCATAAAAACTATTTCATCGCCAAGTCTCGGTATTGTAGAATCCCAAAATTCCTTTTCGACCACCATCCCATTTATGCTAATAACAACATCTAAATCGGCAAGGGTATGCTCATCTTTAATTTTTTGTAAGCTCTGACCCCTAAAATCGAGATTTTTAATATCCCGCTCTTTTCGATTAAACGGATTTTTAATTGTTATCATTCTTACCGGCATAACGGTAAAATCCTTCTATTTTGCTTTGCCAGAATTTATGCCTCAATTTCTCCACTGCTACAGAACGCTTCTCCAAGATATGTATAAACGTTTTACCATCCTCTAACACAACGCCCATATGATTCACAAACGGTGGTCTCAAACTAAACGTAACGATGCAAAATGGCTCTGGTTTCTCCAGTTTGATATAATCTTCCTTTTTACTTGCATTTATCGCTTCACTTCTTGCCTGCAAGTCTTCGATAGATTTTTTATTAGGCAGTTCAATACCAGCCCTTCTGCATACTTCACGTGATAAGGTATAGCAGTCGTAGCTTTCACCATGTCCACCTATCTCAAACGGCTTACCCAATAAATCTTCATAATCCATTACGCAATCCTAACCGTTCCGCTACGTATCCCTGGAAACCCACCAAAATTAGTGGAGTTACCTCGTTCCCTACAATCCGCCAACGTTCTATTGCAAATCGCATATCCACACTTTCCGCCTGATGTATAATCTGAATATGACTCGGTATCTATATCAACCGTGAAAGCATTGCCATCCTCGTCTGGGTCTGCATTCTGCACTGTTCCCGATTCTCCATTTATCTCTGTCATACCCCCGACTTCTGCAAATTTTATCACATCATCAACAGCAAACTCGTGGTCTGCACAGCTAATTTTAGCATTAGACGCCTTTGTAATCCCCGTTATATTCTTGCCTGCATATTGACATCGCGGCCCATCTCCATCATAAACATCGTTGTATTTATAGCTACAATGCAGGGCCAAAAATTTATGCAATGGAAACCTTTGCCTTAATGGATTAGGTGCACCAAGTGTAAATACTACCCACTCAGCCGTGCTATAACATTCTATCACATCATAAGATAATTCAAGTTCGCTATAATCTTCTGTTAATCTATCCGAATTAACTACCGTAATCTTGACCGTTGACCCAATAGCACCGTCTAAATCTTCAAGATATGGCTCTAACAATTTAGTGATGTTACTCACTCTCAGTGTAACAGTATGTATTTGACCCTTGCTTGTATTTTTTGTCGGCTCAATCTCGAACGGAAAGGCCGTATAAGTCTGACTGCCACTTCCACTGCCATCGTTAAAATCTACATTCTCAAAATTACGCACAAACCTTAACTCTGTCCCCTCGCTATTATTAAGAGTGATTTTCAAAAGAATCAACCACGCCGCTTTGCTTTGTAGTTTATTCTTCTCGATTATCAAGTTTGCCGGTATATCTCTCATTTTTGCTTCTCATACGTCCCGTTTAAGGGCCTAAAAATTTTTTTAAGTAGTAAAGTATCAATCTTCTCGACTTTTTAGCTTGTAGGGTTCGCCTCGACCAAAATAACCTCTGCCTTCCATCTTTTCAAAGGCACTCTGACATCTAAAGGATTAAACGTCCATTTTACAGGTTCTGCGAACCGGACATCATAAGTCGTTCCATCATCCGTATTTTCCCAATTAAAGCTTGTGCCACCGAATCCTGCCGTATCTTTCTCAAAGGTTTCTAACGTTGATTTGTCTATTTCTGTTAGATACTCAAAAACCAACTTCCACTTTTTCGGCACTACTGTAAATCTATTTCTTGTCAATTGATACCCATTCTCAAATTGACTCCGCATAGTCGGGTCAACCGCCGTCTCTTGCTCAAAATCCAGAACACTCGACCCTTGTGTTAATGTGGGAAAATCTGCCATTATTTATTCGCTCCTATACCCTGAATCGCGCTACGCATAGGTCCGTAATTATATATATCTTTTATCAGAACCTGCGTTATATATTTTTCGCCATCAAACTCTGCCTGCCCTATCTCGGCATCTACCGGTCTTGCCGTCTGGTTAATGACTTCGACCTTATTAACAACATTCACTGGCTCACCCTTTGGCACCACCGTTTCGCCCCTTTGTAATATCGCCGGATATTCATCTGGTTGCAACCCAGCGTGCAATTTCGGCGCTTTGGTAAATAGATATTCCGGCACTTTAACTTGTGGCAATCCTGCACCTATAATTCCACCACTGTGCACCCTACTAACGGTCGTTGTGCCATAAGTAGCACTGCCACCCGTATTAGTATTACCACCACCGCCGAATAATCCAGTCATGAATGAAGATGTCATTATCCCTGTCGCAATCTGGTATGACATTATCTGCACCATAGCAGAAGCCACAGATTTCAAAAATCCGGTAGCAGCTTCCTTAAAATTCTTTGCCTCTAAAATCATATCTGAAAATGCATTGGCGAAAGCATCCCGAATACTAAAAGCAACTTCTTTTCCCATCTCTCCGAAGGTTTTCATATCATTTTTCATCTCTTTTGCTGCTGCCTTGAAGCCGTCAAGTAAACTGTCTGACGACTTTAACCTTTCAATATCAAGCTTCCGCACCTGTTCTTTATACCATTCGTCCAGAATGAGTTTATCGTCTATGAACTTTTCATACTCCTCACGTTGTAAATTCAATAGTTTCTTCTCTACTTCATAAAGTCCTTGACTCATCCTCCCCATTTCAGAATACATCGACCTATATGCTTCAAGTTTGTCCCTTGCCCACTCATCTGACTCTGCTCCCGCCTCTTCAGGTATCATCTCTCCCTCTTTTGTAGGTTCAAGCCACTTATCAGCTATATCCTTCGCCGCCTGTTGCAGTTTTTTTATCTTATTGATTTTCTCCTCAAACTCTTTGAGCCATTCAGGGTTTAAGATAAATGGCATCCCCGAAGGCATTATCAAAACCTGATTACCAACCTCCTGAACCTTCTTAAACCACCTCAATATGTCCTTATTATATAGTTTATCGAGATTATTCTTGACTATGTCCCCAATATCTTCACTACTGTCTTTAATGCTATCAACCGCCTCATTGAGATATTTCTTTGCATTTTCGGTAAAGCCAGTAAATACAGATTCAGTAATATTTTTCTCTGCTAACTCGTCTGCTATTTCCTGCATAACTTTGTCGAACGGTTCTTTATATTGCCGTCTGTATGTATGCAGCAAATCGGTACCTGTAACATAAAAACTTTTTTGTTCTGGTTTGTGACCGTATTTTTTCTCGTATGCTTTTTCTGCTTCATCATATATTGCACTTGTATGACCACCACCAACATTTTCTGTTATCCCTTTCCATATACCCCTTCCGGTTCTTACAGCCAAATCTATGGCAATCTTCGCCGTTGCCTCTAATAATACAATCAGTGAGTCCAAAACCTGCTGAAAACCTGTTTTGAAATCCGTTTTGAGATATTTCAGAAAACCCCAAAGCACATCTTTTACAAAAACAATCCTATCAGCAAACGCTATCGCCCAATCCTCGATAATACGCCGGTTTTTTATTATGGCATTTGCTAAATCAATGATACCTTCCTTGAATCTTTCCCCAACACCAACAGAGATAACTTTTATAGCTTGCCACAATCTTTTCATTTGAAAAGCCAAAGTATCTGTCATTTTTGCAAAAGCTTTTTGAGTCAAACCAGTAGAATGGAGCATTAGTTCTAAATCGCTTGCCATCCCCTCGGCTTGCTTAAGTGCTGCTGAAAAACCCCCTAATGCTCTTATATTCGGCATCAAAACTGATAATTCATCCGCCGTGGCTTCCTTTAATTTTTTCAAGACACCTGATAATCCAATAGTTCGCAAAGTTGTACTATTCAATTCAAGGTCAAATCGCTTCGCCATTTCTACCACTTCATTACCAGCCGAAGCACCTTTCAGAAAAGTATTGATTAAAGCACGCAAAGACGTTGTTGCCAATTCGGTTTGTAAGCCTGCCCTTGTCATAGTAGCTATTGTTGCCCCTACTTCTTCAAAAGATAAACCAGCAACAGAAGCCATAGCAGCAACCTTGCCTATATTCGGCGCGAGCTCGGCAAATGTAGTCTTTCCTCGTTTTACAATAGCAAACAACCAATCACTAACCTTACCTGCTTCATTTGCTGACATCTGATAGGAATTAAGAATTGTAGTTATCGCATCAGCAGCTATTCCTGTATCAGTCATACCCGCTTTAGCTGCTATGGTTGAAGCCCTCAATACATCCATAGCTTTGGCCGGAGCTACACTTGCGGACAGAATATCGTATAAACCTTTAGATAATGTTTTTGTCCCTTCCCCAAATTCAACAGCTATATTTTTTAATTGCTTTGCATATTTTGGCATATATTTCATCGTATTATCATCAAGCATTGTGCTAACATTAGCCAATTGCTCTTCAAAACTTGCAAACGCTTTTACAGAAGCCACCAAACCAGCAGCTATCACTATACCCAATCTTTTTACCTGTCTGCTTATGGTTTGAGTCATTCTTGTTACTGCACTGCCAATTTTCCTAAAGCTATAAGCAGTTGCTTTTATTAAAGTTTCTGTTTTAATGGAAAACCGGCGTATATCCTTCGTAGCTCTTTTGAGCTTTGTTTGCAGGTCTTTCATATCCGCCCGCAAATACGCTGTAAGTCCACCTAAATCATCCATTACTCTTTCTCTTTTTCTTATTCTTATACCGAGCAAAGAACTTCTGCGGATTCGGCCTACCTGCTTTCTCCCACGCTTCTATCGCTTCTCGTGATGTTTTCATACTTGGCATACCGCTTTTTTGTATCTGCTCATCGATTCCTCTATTGCCTTTTTCTTTTACACCGAAAAAACTAAATAACGCTTGTTTTATTTGCTCCAACACAATATCTTCCGGCTTTATATATTTTCTGTATTCGTGCAGCTGCTCTAAATAATGGACCAATTCCTGTAACGTGAGTTGTTTTATTACTGCAGGTGTCCATTTAAACTCTTTTGATAACTCAAAGTATATCGCCGCCCAATCAGTTAGCTCTTCTCCGTCAGATTCCCCTTCACTTTTTGGGACGGCGGTTTGGAGTTTTTTGCCTGCACTCCAAAAATATCAGGGCTGTTAGCCATAGCATCTTGTAGTTGTGTTATATCTAATTGCCCTATCTTCTTCTTAATTTCATCGATAGACATATCAGGATAGGTGCTCAACGCCAAAGCCGTGAACAAGTGAACAAGGTCTGTTATCTTGCCTGAACCAAAATTGATTTTATCTACCGTCTTATCGTAAACATCTTCAAGGTATTGCAGGCCTATAATTCTACAACGCATCTCAATTTCAAAGTCATTGCTCAACTTAACTTTCTTAATCTGATAATCTCTCGCAGTGTTAGTTTTCTTTTTTGCCATATTATATTTCCTCGAAAATAATCCCTATTTGGTCTCCTTCAGGCCTACTCTCATCCGGGCAACCCATAAACTCGACATCGTACATCGTCACTTTATCCCCAGAAAACGGCAGTTTTAGGTCACTTAATGCGATGGTTGTGTAGAGTATCAATACAATCTTTTTGCCATCATCTTTCGTATGCTCAAATCGTAGTGAAACAGTAACACTACTCAGAGATTCTCTGCCTATTGTCAGGCCTTCCCAGCTTGTAGAATTTGTTGCAAACGAATAACTTGAAGGGTCATAGCTCAATTGTCCGGTGCTGATATCTACAGAACCGCCTTTACCCAAAGCCAAGCGCAAGCTATTACAACTAAACTCTGCAAAAGATGCCCTCAGCGTTGCCACGCCTATACTGATAAGGTTAGTGCTCGATGAACCTGACGGACTAAATGTCAACGCCTTGCGTTGATAATTTAGCTGCACTTCGCCCGCCAAGTATCCGACATTTACTCCGTTCAGGTATAGCTCACCTGAACCTAACATTAAATTGTTAGTATCAGCCATAATTCAATTAGCTACCTTGCACTTGCTCAGCGATAAAGCCAATCTGGTCTCCCGCAGAACGAGTTGTGACGTGCAAGGCCCTAAACGTAAGGTCGTACATACTCACGTCTTCTTCCGAAAATGGAATTGTTATCTCCGGCATAGCAATTGCATTGTAGAATACAACTACCACATCTTTACCGTTGGGACGCTCGTGTTCAAATCGCAGTGGCATTTCATCAAGTGTTTTCTTACCACCGAATTTGAGCACATCAAAACTGGCACTGCTATTATCGGCAGTATAAGAACCACCATCCGGTGCACCTTCGTAGGCAGGAAAACTTTGACTTGCTGATATATCTTCGTAAATACCCATAGCAAGTTTGAGATTCGCTGCTTTCAATTCTGCAACCGTTGCCTTAAGCTCTGCTCTTTCTCCGGTAGTAAAAATCTTCACAACACCCATTTCATTAGAGGGCTTAAACTCAACTTGGTCCCTGGAATATGTAAGTTCCACATTTCCTTTGAGATACCCGACATCTACACCATTGAGATACAAATTCCCGTTACCTAACGTTACTTTGTTTACATCAGACATTTTCTACTCCTTTTTTATCTGCGACCAAAAGAAAAGGGGCACGTTTGGTTTTACCCAAACGTGCCCCTCATACAGGCACGATGGTATGAGCATCTCAACGGGAGCTACCCGCCTATGCCCTTTCCTTTGGTCTATTTTTAACTATTACATTCTAACACACTTTGAAAAACCTCATCGTATTTTCTCGCAACAATTTTTATATCCTGATTTTTCTCTACGAATTTTCTGCCATTTACACTAATCTTTTTATGCAATTTAGGATTGTTTATAAGCATTTTCACCTTATCCACAATATCCTGCACATCCCTTTTGATAAATAAGCACTCTTGGCCGTCTTTCAGCGTCTCTCCGTGATAACCAACCTTTGTTAAGAGCACCGGCACGCCACAAGCAAGGGCTTCACTTACAACGTTGCTGCAACCTTCACCCTTGCTCGGCAATATCAAACAATCAATTTTATGATAAAATTTTTCTGGCATATCCTCGTGTTTTATTTGCCTTTGATGCTTCGGGCCGTTGTGCAAACATTCTATATTTTTCACCAGACCATATAAACTTATCGTGGCCCCCACGTAATACTGCCACCCCTTGTAATTGCCACCCATTCCCCATATATTGCCTGCAAATCCCACAGTAAATTTACGCTCCAGTTTTTCCTTCGATGGTTTGAACATCTCTAAATTAACCCCGTTGGGTATCACATAAACATTCGAGTTCACCCTTACTGCTATATCGTATAACTGTTTATTGGTTGCTATTATAGCTCCAACTTGAGCAAGCTCTTTGTCATATCTCGAACCCTTATTGCGTTCGTCCAAAACCATACCACCAATCCTTAAAATCAATTTCTCTCTACAAATTTTAATTAAACTTACATTATCAATGTTTTGAGCCAGAATCAACGGATAAGCTCTTAACAGATTAGGGTTTATATCAACTTTGGATTTTTTAAAAATCCTAATCACTCTATACTTTTCACCGAGCAATTTCCTAAGATGCTTAAAAACAATTCCCCAACTCCATCTTAAACTGTTCTCTATACTCAAAACTCTTATCATATTGACCTTAACCCACTTGCTCTAACGACAATTCCATCTCGTCTATCTGTAAAATGCAAAGCTGCCGGCGTCATAGCCACAACAATATCAGCTTCGTTTATCGCCGCTTTATCCTCATCGGAGAACAGGAATTTTTCGTTCTTTTTATCATATTTCAAAGTAACCATTTTATGCCCATAACTTGGCATCCCCACACTTAAACCAATCACTTGATTAGAGAATGCCCAACCGTGAACATCACACAACCAGACGACCTCTTTCTTTTTCTCTATATTGACGTATTTTTCTTCAAACAATCGTGCCCTTTTTTGTATAAGCTCCCTTCTAATATACTTATTCGTAGTCCAGCAATTCTTTTTTTCATATTCCGCCTTACACCTATCCCAAAAATCGTTATCTCTTTCTATGATTGTAAAATGACCTTTTCTTTTTACGAGACGCTTCGGCCAGATTTCACTTCTTATTTTAATATCACTTGTAACGACTCTATATTGCATAGCATATTTATTTACAACCAAATTATGCAAATACAAATGGTCTATATGACCGTATTCTCCATTAGCGTTATGAGTAAAAATAAAATCAGGTAACACCTTCGTAACAGCATTTTCAATAATTGTTTTAACATCATTAGTTTGTAATGAGCTAAATCTATTCTTAAAGCCCACGTGCTCTATAAGATTTATGCCCTCTTTTTCACAGATAGCCCTCAAAGCACTGTAGCCCCTTTCCCTTGTAGCTATTATAAATAAGTGCCTTTCATAGTTGTTGTTCTGCAAGACAGGCCAACCGCAGACTACCTCATCGTCACAGTGTGCAAATATACCTAAGACCTTATCCATCTTTTTTTATCCACCATTTCAGATAAGTTTTACCATTCACGTTTTCCTCTTTGTAATATATTTCCTCATAATGGCGTAACTCTGTCATACTCAAAAGCTCACCCCATCCTTCACCCATATAACCACCAAATAACAAAGTTCCCTTCTTATCCAAAAGAATATTAGCATGTCTCAATAATCTCCGTGACCACTCCAACCAGTTTATTTCATCTTCCGGCGTATATTTCGGGTCAAGACCGTATAAAGCGATATGACCAAACACTCTTGTAAGGGGATAATCAAGAAGGTCGCAGACGTGGTGTATTTTAGCCCCGTATCTGGCATTAGAGGGCTTAATATCTAAAGTCTCATAGTTACAACTTACCAAGTCCTTATAATGCTCTGTGGCCTTGTTTACGCCTACAAATAGGGCGTCCCCTGCCAGGGACGGCAAATAAACCTTCTCAATCCATTCTCTACCCCTATGTTCCACGTCTGACCTCTGCTACAAGAATATCATTCTTTCTAATTGTTGCGTGATTTTTGCTTATCCCATCAATAAGCGAAATCTCGAAATCTCTATCAATATCATAAAGTTTGCTAACCAACTTTTTATTATCACCATCGGCAAACAAAGTATGTATGTCGTCAATCAGAAGCACACTGCCTTTAACATATCCTTCTTTTATAATGTTAAGCTCTAAAAAAAGCTGTTCATTTTCCCGTGATATATGGGCGTCCAAATAAAAGGTAACTGGCCTTTTTTCTTTCCGCAATACTTTACCCAACATATCAGCACTGTCACCCCAAATTAAGTTTACATTATCGTATCTATCAAACCTCTGAACTGCTTTAATGTGTAGTTCAAAGTTTTGCTCAATACTGATTATTTTCTCAAATCCCAAATCAAGTGCTATCTGGACGCACCGTCCTTCGTTCGTTCCCGTCTCAATAAATACAGGATTATATGCAAACTTTCCAAGCTCTTTTTTAGGCAGCGACACAAGCTATATCCTTAATTAGATTTATGAGCTTTTCGACCTGTAATTTGTTTTCATATCTCGACAATACAAACCTTCTACCTTCCTCTGCAATTTCTTGCCACTTTTCATCATCTTGGGTTCGTAGGTATTCCCGCATTTTTCTTTTGTAATTGTGCTTATTGATAAATACAGCACTCACCCCATTTTCAAAGCCCAAATTACCACAACCGTTTTCTTCATTGACTTCCATAAAGGATAAGCAACCGCAAGCTGGAATTTCAAAATACTTATATACGCTGGTAGTTGTGCAAGCTGCAATAGCTGCCCTATACATATTGAGTAAATCGGGAAAATCGTCACCTACAAAACCCGCACCTTTGCCGATATAATGCACATATGTTTTTTCTCTGCACAATGACCTCAATTCGTAATGTTCACTCCTGCCAGTATTTCCGGTAAGCAAAATCCTGTCGGCTTTCCTTTTTCGCCAATCCGTGCTTTTATGAATCTCCTCATTTATACCGAAAATTATCTGCTCATAAGGATATTTGTATGGCAAGAATTTTCTTACGTATTCCGGTGTTTGGTGATTTATAACAAGCGATATGCCAGCCCTGTCTGCCCTCTCAAGCCACTGTTCGTTTATGTTATGAGCATCTGGGCCACGTGCTATTTTAACCGCCGATAGATTGTTCAGCCCGACAGGGTCAAGGTTCTCAAGCGAATAAAGGATAATAGCGTCATATGACCCCAAATCTCTTACTCTTACCTCACCATCAACAGGGATAATATCTACGTCACTCAACGCAGTCTCAAGCAGACCATTTCTGAAAAAACGATAGGCGTTATTAGTCCAGTGCTCTCCACTCATTCCCCTATCATCTTTTTTGTATAAACAAGCAATCCGCATCATAACGCCAACACCGGAATATCCCTTCTACTAAACGCTTCGATTATATGACAGTTTTTGTAATATTTATATTTATCTGGCTCCACCGTGCTCGTATAAACAACCGAATCTTTGGGTATCTGTATATCAGGGAAACCGCCAAAATGAAAAATTGCCCTATCTTGTAAAAGATAATTTCTGACTTTTTCATATTGAGAACGCCAGTGTCCAGCTTTAACTATATTTACCCACACCATACCCTTATCTGGCCTGAAAACTTTAATTTGTGAACTCCTGAGCCATTTTATAAATTGTTCCACATTACAAATTACATTCAATTTGTTAAGTGTTGGAGTATCTTTATTTTCTGCCATTATAAATTCAGCATAGCTCTTATTGGCTTTAATCAACTCCACTACTATTATCGAGTAAAGCACTTGCGGTAAGTTAATATCGAATAAGACAAAATCTCTCTGTCTATTTAGCTCTGCAATCATATTCAAAAACATCAAGCCGCCGATAACGCTGTATAAAGGCAATCTATCATCCACCGAATCTATGAATCTGGCAGTATTGACATCGAATATCATACCCGACCCTTCTTGCCTTTCACTTGATAAGCAAAATATGTTTCTATCCTTTTCAGGCAGACTGTTTTTATATTGATAACTTAAAAGCTCGTTCAAATTGTTATTATTTATTTCGTTAAAAGACCAATCCATTCCCTTAATAGCTGTCACGCTATATAGTAAATTTCTCTGGTCTATAGCTCTTTTAGCGTATATATACCCTTTTTCTTTAATGGTATTTTCGATAACACTCAATCTAACACAATTTACAAACTCTTTTCTCCAGTAGCCCGAATGTGGATTGTGTTCGAGAATCAAGACTCTCGTGCTAACATCCAGAGCTTTCTTGAGAACCTCTTTTATCGTCTCAATTTGAACGCCTTCGCCTGACAGAATATGCAGTATGCAAGTATCCCAATTAGCCAGTTCAATTGTGGCAAAATCCTCAGCTATTATTAACCGCCTGTTTATCTCATCGAATCCCCAAGGTATCTTATGAACAACCTCAACAAACCGACTGCCAAGCAGATTGCTTTTTACTGCCTTTAACGCGTTATCGTGCCAAACAGAACTCAACTTTTTATCCCCTTAATCAGATACCTCTGCTGTTGATAATAAACTCTTAATTCATCAGAATATAGCTCCGGCCCCGACCAATCCCACTTGAACATAAGGTCGGTATAATCGTCCAAATCCCCAAGACTCGCATTGTGTAATAAGTCATAACAGCGATTTAGTATGTTCTCAAAATTGTCCCCCCACGCTGTTACATTAAAATATATATCTCTCGGGAACCTTCCAGTCATAGAATTGATAAAAAATGTTATGACCGAATAGCTCTCAAAATCAATATCTTCTGGCGGGTTACGAAAATACACTCCATACGGAGCAGTAGAGGTCAAACCCAAATAATCACCCAAATTATTGCCGTTTGTAAGCTGTGCATCCGCAGCCAAAATATCGTATATAGCACTTTTCAAAGTAGCCATTACTTAAAGCCCGCTTTTTTTAATCTTCTTATAAAATTGTCTCGATTCGCTACAATAGCAGGCCACATATAGGGATAAATCGCTTCCACGTGTGCAGCATATTCTACATTTGTAAACACAATTGCTTCCACCTCATTGTAATCTACTTTTGTCAATTTGGGCATAATACTTCTTGTCAAAGTTGTGGTTTGATTCTCATATCTTCCCTTACCATGTCCCTGACCTCTTTGGTGTTCGCTTTGGGCGTGAATCGCCACCTCAACGGCACTTTTCTCCACTGCTTCTCCAACCTGGGTAAGCAACTGATTACGCTTCATCATAATATTGTTAATAACCTCTTGTGTCCCACCTATGTGCTTCATTTGTTCTTCTTCAAATAAATCGCCCAATGGTCTTCGTGCTTACGTATGTAATTTATAAACATAAACGACCCATCAGAGCGTTGTATTTTATCATTTTCCTGAACATCTACATCAACAGAACTATAAACCACCGCCTCACTTTTCGTCTCCACACTTGCTTCTAACATTATCGTTTTACCGCTTACCGGCTGCCACTCACCTGTTATCGTCCCCTGACTTGTCCAACTATGCGTAGCCATTCCATTGCTGTATGTTTCAACGTCTCTCAACACCGTCAAAGTCTCACCCCATTCGTCCAGAATATCGCTCATATCAGTGCGCATATAGGTATCCGATGCCGGAGAGTCTGCTAAAACCTCTGCACCAAAACCCGTTCCTATTTGTGGCAATAATCCTAACATTATGACGAAGCTATATATTGTCCTATTAGTGAATTTATAGACGCGATATTGTTTCCATCTTTGTCCTTTAAGTCTTTTCTCATTATCTCCGTATCTGTTCCGCTTTCTAAAAGAACTAACTGCCAGGGCGACGAGGTAGTATCAATCTTCATATCGGCTTGAGCAACTTTATAGATAGTTTCTAACTGTGTCTGTTGCGCTTCTGTAAGCCCTGCTCCGCTTGGTGCTTGTTCTAAAGCATTTTCCGTAAATCGATAAACACCTTCATCATCTTCAAGTGTATCATCTAATTTATTCGATATTGTGCTAAGCTTCGAAACACGAAATACTTGTGATGCTTTCTTTGTCCCATCTTCATAAAATAACCCTATATATGTTCCCTCGCTCGCAAAGTTATAATCCAGATAATACAGACCCTGTTCGATTTCGGTGAATGTTTGTAAATCGCTTTTTTCGAGAGAGGGATTCCAAAAATAAGCAGTTACCGTTTTCTCGGTTCCGAAGGTTTCTGCTCTATATAGAATCCTATTTGTTCCTGTCGAATATAATTCGGCCATATTAGCCCACCATAGCAGGGGCACTAACAGCATCAATCTGATCTGACAAGGTCTTCAATGTATCGCTGTCTGCCCCCCGTATGTTGCTTTCTGTAGTTGAAAGATTCTGGTCAAGTTGTGTGTCGTATTCATTTGCAGGCGCTCTGCTGTCCACATCAGCGTTAAGATGTGCCATCTCTGTATCATATTCACCCGCAGGAGCGGTGGCGTCAACAGCGGTTTTAATTGCTCCGAGTCCGTCCGTTCCGTTATCCAAGTCGGCTTGGATACCATCCACAACCGTATCAACGGTCTCAACGGCATCACCAATGGAATCGATATCGTGGCCGGCAACGGCGAAGGCCTTTACCACTTCGCCATTGCTATCAGTGGTGTTTTTCATCACGGCAATCCATTCACCCTCTGCATCCGGGGTGAAGGTTGCATAGTATCGACCGGTAGAGCCAATTTCCGTCATCTCCGCCACTGATTTGGCTTCATCAAGGGCGTGTGCCTCATCGTAAATATCCATTGTAACGGTCTTGCCAGTCGCACAACCCACCGCCTGATATGTTACGATTATTGCTACTCCATTTTTGTAAGTTCCTGCTGCCATCTTTTTATCCTTTCAAAAAAAATTAGCCTTTTTGTGCTTCAGGTAAATTGTCTGTTTTGGTCTTTATCGTTGCGATATTACCACCGGATTCCGGTGCTCTTGAACTTATTGCAACATCCAAATGAGCCAATAAAGTATCTAAATCCAAACCACCGGCATCGCTAATTGGTAAACCACCTTCTGCATCCGCAGCCGCATTAGGGATAGCACCTGCTGCTACAGTTGACCCACCACATTGAGCTACATCCACTTCAAGTTTATCTGAACTATATTTCGAATCCCAAACATTAGCGGGCAAAACAGCACATTCTAATCTGATAGTCAAAGCACCTGAAACGTGGACAAAAATCACAAGTGGGCCAAGTGTGTTCGTATCAGTATCGTCCAAAGTGCAATAATAAACACCGTTTTCTATATGGGTAGCTCCCCCGCTATTTTTACTTGCAAGCGAAGTAGCCCCCCACTTCCACAACTTTATATCCGTATTAGCTATAGTTAGACCAGTTTCCTCTGTATCCCCATCACCTGAATCGAGAAAGTATCCCAGAGGAACTTCTTGGCCCGCCGTTGATTGTCTTAATTCTATCATTATGCACCTTTTTGGTTTTTAAAGTGATTCATAGCAACCGGAATAGATAATCCACCTTCTGCCACAGGAGCAAAAGAAGCAGCGGATATAACCCAAGTGGAATTATATACATTCCAGCTCATTATTTGGTTGCCAGCAGGAGTTTTCGGGCCATTGGTATCACTTCCTCCCCATCCTGGTGCAAACATACTATATATTAACCATCTTGCCGTATTATTAGAGGTCGGAGTAGTACTTCCCGAAGTAGAATTAGCAAACACACTAACAACCCAACAATTATCAGCTGACGTTGTTACAGTGACACTTGGAGCTGTTGATGAACCTGTAGCTCCATTTTCGGCATCTGGCTGTCCTGTTTGAGCCGCTCCTGTATAAGAAATAGCGCCACCAACACACTGAATCACTGCCTCGCCCAAAGTTACCACAACTGTATATGCTCCTCCAACATCAGGAGCAACTCTATAATAAAGAGTGCTATTCCAATAAAACCCACCAGTATCTGACCGTATTGAAGTCAAACTATCAGCATTAAAGGTAATACTAGTTACGGCTGTAACATGATTATCTTCGTGTGTATGACCAACCA